TCCACTCGAGCACCTGATCTTCGGTCAGGTCGGGATCAGATACGAGGAGTCCGATCCACAGGTACTTGGCAAAGTCGCCCATCGAAATGGAGGCGAACTCCTCGCCCGTAATCCGCACCCCGTGCCGCTTGTCGGCCACACGGAAAGCGTAGAACGACAACGAGAACTCGCGCTCTTTGCCGCCAAGTTTGATCCGGCTCATGTCGTTGTTTCGACTACTGTGATGTCACCCGTAAGCTGGAACGAGAACGTTCCTTCGATGACGTTGCCCTGAGTGGCTGAAACCGCCCATGTGGTAACGAGAGCGGAGGCCGTAATCGTCGTGGTCGGGCTCGCCGACTGGAGCACGAAAATCAGAGTCGCCGCCGTACCTGCCTGGATGTTGGTCAAGAACAGTTTGGCGAGCGTATTGATGGTTCCGTCTGAGTCGTTGAGCTTCAGAAGCTCAGTCGCCTGAGCCGTCGCGCCGTAGATGTCGTGGATAAACGATTTCGAGGTCGTGTTCCCCTTGTTCGTCGTCTCGATCATGTCGGCGCTTATCTCGATGCTCGATCCCGTCTCAGCCGAGAACACGTCGCTCCCGACCTTGATGAAGGCGAGCCGGGCATTGCGTAAAGCGTCAGCCATTTTGAGTTACCTCGCTAGTTAATTAGATATCTGATTCGTGGAATTCCGTGGTGCAGGATTCGATCTTCATTGATCTCGCGGATAATCGGAGCCGAGCCGTCGAGTTCGGCTATCACGACCGTCCAGCCGGTCAGGGAGAACGAGCCGCCCGTCAGCGCCTGAGCAAGCGCGTCGATGCCCTGCTGGATCTCTTTGCGCCCCTTGTATTCAGACCACATATGGAAGGAGCTCGTAACCTCGTGAGCGGCAGATAGCTTATCGTATTGAGGCGCGTCGGTCATCTCGCCGATCACGATATAGGGAAACGACGCGTCCTCGGGCGGGTAGTCGTAAATCGTCCACCCCGCCGCCGTTAGCGTAGCGTCTGCCCCGAGTATCGCGTACTCGTCCTTCTGTAATTCCCAGCCGGGAAAAGACGCGATAGGATCGCCTGTCGCGGGCATCAGATTTTGCCTCTGGATTTGGAGAGCCGAACAGCGGCGGCTTGCAACTCTCTAGCCTGAAGCCGTACATGAGCCGCCCCTTTCTGCGCAAGCGCGTTCTGAAAAGCAGGGCGGGCCTGGATTCCACGTCGTGCGATTGCCCGCGCAAGCGGAAACGCCATGCTCTCAGGTAACCCCTTGCGCCGCAGCCACGGTTTCAGGGCGTCAGGTGGCGGCATACGTGCGCCCGCCGAGCGACCGAATTCAGTTGGCGAGGCGTGGGGGGCGTTCGACCCTACCAGAACCGTTGCCTTGTCTCTGATCGGCGCGTGGAGCCAACCGGGATTGGTCAGCCCATCGTCAGACGAGTAATTGCCATTGCCGCGCTTTACCGGGCTTTCCCAATACACTTTGCCCCCCGTCTCGCCTTCAGATTCGAGGTGGTAAGAAGCGGCCAGCCCGCCCGTTTCGCGCGCCCCCATCTGGGTGAGGCCGATCCGGGTCGCCGTCTGAATCAGAAAGCCGGTGGCGAGGTTCGCTCTCTTCGCGCCCTTGGACACGTCAACGGAAAATTGCCTCGTCTTGAGGTCGAATTCTTTCTGGCCCTTGAGTTTGATGCCCACGTCAAACCACCTCACGGGCCATGATTTCGGTCGTTCTGGATGCCTCGTCTACGTTGATCGGAACCGAGAGGCGGAACGTGCGCGAGTTGTACGTGATCTGATCGTCAGCCGTAATGCGCGAGTTGTGGCGCACCGTAATCTTGTGGGTTAGCGTCGCGTCAATCGCCGCCGCCCGCGCTCTCTCTACGCCGCGCAGAGGAACGACCGACCCCCAGACCGTGATCGTGTCGGCAAACGAATCGGTTCGCCCGCCGCCCGCATCGACAGAAACGGTGTTGGTCCTGAGCGTCAACTGTTTATTTAGTTTGCCTACGTCCACGTTGAGAGATGCCCAATCCGGTAAGGTGCAAGGAGCGCCGCCACTTGGTCGAAGCGGTTGAGTTCTTGGGTTACATAGTTCTGCCGCCCCTCGTACAGGTCGGTGAACAAAATTCGGATGGCCGTCTTGATGTCCTCCGGCACGGTCGAGGCCGCGCCGTAACCGCAAGTGAATATCAACTCCACCGCTTTCTCGTCGCGCTCCAGCGTCCAGCCGTCGCCGACCTGAACGATTCGCGCAGGGTCATCGCCTACGATGCGGTAGTTCCCGCTTGCAACGGTCGTTGCAGTGTCGTCGTCAGCGAACGTCTTGAGAGTAGTAAGCGCCCCGAACGGCGGCAGGGGAAGGAAGAAAGGCTCGACGAATTCCCAGGAGTCGAGCTCGAGCGTTGCGGTCTGGGTAACGAGCGCCCGGTTGCAATAGCCCTCGACCCACTTGATCGAGGTTAGAGCCAGGCTTGTGATAAGCGAACTGTCAGCCGTCGCCGCGTCGGAATCAATCTTAGCGTGTGCTACTGCTTCCGCGTCGCTTACCGCCTGCGCGGCTGGGGCTGTCGTTACTTGCAGATGCACGTTTTTTCCGTTTGCGCGATGGCGGTTTCGGCCTGTCTACCGGAACCAGAAACCCGGCCCGGAGGGCATCTTTCAGCCCCCCGGGTCGGAAGTCACTTTCGGTGTACTTCTCGCCTGCCGTGATATTGTACAGGGTGCCCGATGCACCCCGTACACAGAGATAGCTACTCACGTCTAAGTCAGGTCGTGCTCGAAGTACCCAACCGCGCCGGCCTGAGCCAGCCCGAAGTCAGTCCTGATGTACCAGAGCATCCTCGACTGCGCGTAGTCAGCCCGCGTGTACGGGTCGAAAAGGAAGTTGAGACTCGGGCTCTCCCGGTAGAGCATGAACGACCACGCGCCGAACAGCATCGACTTGGCCCTGGCTGCAATCGCATCGACCTTCTGCGAGAACAGAACCGGATACTCAAGAAGCATCCGTTGCCCGCCTACGCCCGCCGAGGTAGGCCCTTCGTGCGGCCCGCCGTAAATACGAGCGCTCCCACTGATCTTGCGAAGGATGCCGTAGGTCGGTGAGCGCATCACCCACGCCAGATCAAAACCGTCCGCGTAGGGCGCGAGCGTCGAGTTGTAAACAACGTCTTCGACTTCACCGTCCGCGATGGCCGTGATTGACCCGCCGCGCTTGAACTGCGTTCCGTTCGTCCCGACTTCGGTGACCAGAAGATTGTTCATCGTCTTGGCCCACCCGATAGCGACGCGCTCATGCACGTAGTCTACGATTGCAACCGCCGTATCCTGAACGAGCTCATCCGAGATGAGCGTCCTTTTCGCATATTTCAGGAGCGTCAGGTCGATACTCGAAATGGCCGGAGCGTCTTGGTCGAACTGGGCTGCTTCCGTTACTGCCACGAACTCGGAGTCGCTTTCTCCATCTGTCACGACCGTGACGGTTGTTCCCACGCCCGGGATGTTCGTGCATCCGAGTCGGGTGTGAAGCGCCAGCTCGTCACGTCGCGTGATGATGGACGAGAAGAAAGGCGTTGCGACCGATGCCCCGCCGTCTGCCGCCGTGCCTACGTTCATGTCTGTTGCGTTTGACGCTTTCCACGACTTGGACGCTTTGGAGCTTGGCGAGGGATTCCACATCGGCGTGGATCCGTCCTCGGCAACCGAGATCGAGAGCTCGCGCTTCGTGGTGTCCACGCCCGCAACGCCCTTGAACCCGCTCACGTCGTTACCCTCAGAGGCTATGAAAGCCTTGAAAGCGTGGGCGAAATCGTCAGTCTGGATGCCGCCTGCTCGAATCGCCACGCCCGATGTTGAAATCGAGCCGCGATACTCCTTCAGCTTGGCATCGACTGCCGCGTCGATCTCCTTCTGCCGCGCTTCGGCGTCGGCCTTGGCCTTCGCTTCGGCCTCGGCTCGCTTCACTTCAGCCGCCTTAAGCGCGTCCGCCACCTGAGAGGCAACGAGTGCCTTCACTTCGTCAGGCGTGGGACCCGCAGGAGCGGCTTTCACAGGTTCGTTTTCCATGGTCTTTTCCTGTTTGGTTTGCGCCTGCGGCGCGTCAGTAACAAAAAATCCGGCGTACGACTTCATGGTCTGTATGCCTCTCAAATCCTTTTCGGCCGGGCGCGGCGTGATCGACACCTCACCTATCGGCCAATTCTTAATGTGGAAAGTGTCGCCGACCTGCTCGGTTCTGACGAGGTGGGCGACGGCGCCCGTCGAGACGCCCATCCGCCCCGTGTCGACCAGCGAGAGAATGGCCTGCTCTGCGGCCCGCGCCTCCTCTTTGCCGCCGATCATTTCCTCGTATTC